AGCACGTTCAAGAAAATCTACTATGACGAGACGATGGACCGCGCTGTAAGCAAGTTTGTGCCTGTTGAGCAGCTTGTGGTGCCGTATGAAACGTCAGATTTGGAGACTTGCCCGAATATTACGCAGGTTTTGCGTATGCCGCTCAACGATTTGCGTAAAAAGCAGGTCGCGGGCTTCTACTTGGACATGGATGTCCTTCCGGCACAGTCCGATTTGGGCACTGTGACCAGTGAAATTGAGCGTATTGACGGTGTTTCGCCGTCTCAGATCGATTATGACTGCACTTTGCTCGAATGCCACGTTGATTTGGACCTTGAGGGGTACGAAGACAAGGATCAGGACGATGAACCGACCGGGATTAAGGTGCCATACGTGGTCACCATCAGTCAGGACAACGGTCAAATCTTGTCAATTCGTCGAAATTACCGCGAGGACGACGAAAACAAGAAGAAAATCCAGTATTTTGTGCACTATAAGTTCCTCCCGGGCTTTGGTTTCTATGGTTTGGGGCTTATTCACACGATTGGCGGGCTGTCACGGACCGCCACAGCGGCACTGAGGCAGTTAATCGATGCTGGTACGTTGTCCAACCTCCCAGCGGGCTTCAAAGCCCGCGGACTACGGATCAGAGATGACGATGACCCGCTTCAGCCCGGTGAGTTTCGCGATGTGGACGCTCCCGGAGGGGCTATCCGTGACAGCCTGATGCCGCTGCCCTTCAAAGGCCCTGATCAGACGCTATTTAACCTTCTTGGGTTCGTGGTAGACGCTGGTCGGCGCTTTGCGACGATTACAGACATGAAAGTTGGCGACGGCAACCAGCAGGCGGCTGTCGGGACGACACTTGCGCTGATTGAGCAGGGCTCTCGGGTGATGAGTGCCGTTCACAAGCGCCTTCATTACGCCATGCGGCTTGAATTTAAGATTTTGTCGCGTGTGATGGCCGAAAGCCTGCCGCCAGAGTACCCGTATGCGGTTGAGGGCGCGGAATCCGCGGTCAAGCAGACGGATTTTGATGATCGCGTGGATGTTTTGCCGGTCTCTGACCCGAATGTGTTCAGTCAGGCGCAGCGGATCACGCTTGCTCAGACCAAATTGCAGTTGGCTGGTGCGGCCCCTGAGATGCACAACATGCACGAGGTATATCGTGACATGTATGATGCCTTGGGCGTCAAGGACGTTGATCGGATCATGCGTAGGATTCCTGATGAGGAGCCGACACCCAAGGATCCTGCACAGGAGAATATTGACGCCATGGACATGATCCCTCTGAAGGCGTTTGAGGGTCAGGAGCATCAGGCTCATATTATGGCGCACATGGTCTTTGGCTCTACGCCTATGGTGGCTGGTATGCCTGCCATGGCGATGGCGCTTCAGAAGCACATCATGGAGCACGTGCAGATTGCTGCACGGGAACAGGCGGCGGTTGTCTTCTTGCAGGGCAGGCAGCAGGCGGGTGGCGCTCCGGCCTCAGAGGAAGAGATGATGCAGATTGAGGGCCTCACCGCTCAGTTCGTTGCCGAGGGTATGCAGCAGGTCAAGCAGCTCTCGCAGCAGGTATCTGGTCAGGGGCCCGATCCGTTGGTCAAGCTCAAGGAGCAAGAGCTTCAGATTCGTGCACAGTCCGAGCAGGCCGACGCACAGAACGACGCTGCGAAGCTCAATCTGGAAGCACAAGGCCAGCAGATGCGGGCGGATCAATTCCAGCAGCGGTTGGCGAGCCAAGAGCGGCAGACCGCGGCACGTATAGATGCTGCCATGCAGCGTGAATTTATTAAAGGAAGGGGTCAGTAACCCCTCTACGGGAACGGGAACATGGTGGATCCGGTAACGGCGATGGCGACCGCTTCGGCGGCATTTGGGGCCATCAAAAAAGGGTTTGCTATAGGTCGGGACATCGAGGCGATGGCATCCGACCTTTCGCGCTGGATGGGTGCTTTATCGGACCTAGACCAAGCCGAAAAAGAGGCTAAGAACCCCCCTATATTCAAGAAGCTATTCGGCGGCAAGACTGTTGAGCAGGAAGCTATTGAGATTTTTGCTTCCAAGAAAAAGGCGCAAGCGCAGCGGGCTGAGCTTCAACAGTGGATCCAATACACCATGGGACAGTCCCATTGGGACGAGTTGATCCGCATGGAGGGCCGAATACGAAAACAGCGGCAGGAGACATTATACCGGCAACGGGAGCGACGACGTAAGTTTGTAGAAGTTGTATCCATAATGTTTTTTGTCATAGCGGTCTTTGCGTTCATTTTGTTCTTAATTTGGTTGTACATTCAGCGGGGGCAGTAATGGCTAAGAAGTTTCAACCGGATACGTCATACGCTCAGTATGATTTGGATGGAGATGGTGAGATTACGGATGAGGAGCTGGCTCATGCCAAGGAGATACGTCAGGCCGAGCACGAGATGCGTAAGCTGCGGGCTCAGCGGCGTATGGCAACTGCTAGTCTGGCCGCTATGGGAGCGTTTACTGCGGCCATGTTTTTTGTGGAGATAGAGCGGGTGGAGGCTCTGTCTGATATCAGTAACTTGTTTTACATCAGCGGCGCAGGCATCGTGGGGGCGTACATGGGAGCTACTGCTTGGATGTCTAAGCGGTGATTGATGCTTTTTTGCTTTTGGTTTACCTCGGGACGGGGGAGTTTCGTAAGTTAGAGTCTGGCAATATGTATTTTTACTCTGTTACCGAATGTAACTATTTTGCAAATCAGGTCTCCAAGCGTTATGGCAACTACCGTTTTATCCAAGACATGGACCCCAAGGATCGCGTTACAGCTTACTGTGTTCCAAAACGGGTAGACCCTGCGATAATAAAGGTTTATTAATGATAATGTGGGACATGCATAATAGGACTACGCCGGAACAAGCGGAAGCGAACAGGAGAAGGCGAGATGCTGCAAGCACTGATCGGCCCCGTGACGGGGCTTCTGGACAAGTTCGTAGAGGACAAGGACCAGAAAGCGAAGCTGGCTCACGAGATAGCCACCATGGCGGAGAAACACGCTCACGAAGCGGCCATGGGTCAGATAGAGATCAACAAGGCCGAGGCGCAACATAGGTCTGTATTTGTCGCTGGTTGGCGACCTTTTCTTGGTTGGGGCCTAGCCACAGCCATGATTTGGCACTTTGTTTTAGCGCCCGTTACCATGTTTGGTTTTGCATATGCGGGCATGGAAGCCCCGGACTTGCCGACATTTGACATGGACAGCTTGATGACTGTTCTGTTAGGCATGTTAGGTCTTGGCGGTCTCAGGACCGTGGAAAAGGTTAAGGGTCTTACAAAGTAATGGAAGCCAACTTCTTCAAAAGTCTGGAGATGGTTCTCAAGCACGAGGGCGGTTTTGTAGATCATCCGGAAGATCCGGGCGGCGCTACGAACAAGGGGATTACGCACAAGACGTATTCTGACTTCCTTGGTCGCCCGCTGGAGGATGTAAGCGAACTCCAGAATATCCCGGATGACCATGTAGAGCTGATCTACAAGCAGGGCTACTGGGATAAGGTCAAAGGGGATCAACTCCCCGCGGGCGTAGACTTTTGTATCTTTGATTGGAGCGTGAACAGCGGCCCGGGACGCGCAGCAAAGGCTTTGCAGAAAATCGTTATGGTTTCGCAGGACGGCGCGATTGGTCCCCGGACATTGGCTGCGGTTGACGAGAAAGACCCGATGCAGATCATCGAGGAAGTAACAACTGAGCGGGAACAATTTTATCGCGCTTTGCGGACGTTTGATACGTTTGGCAAGGGTTGGTTACGTCGAAACGATGAAACGTGCGAGTACGCATTGTTGCTCGCGGGAGGTATGACATAAGTGGATGAAGTCTTCTTTGCTGACGCTGTCCTACGCATTGTGCGGGACAGGCGGTTGGCAGTTCAGGACCTGTTGATTTACGACAACGTCTCGAACATGGAGCAGTATCGTGAGCTCATGGGGAACTTAAAAGCCCTAGATCACGTGGAACAGGAACTCAAGAGCCTGCTAGATAAACAGGAGCGCAACGATGGTTGATCTTGC